GTTGATCGAGTTGTTCTTCATGGATCACCGTCCAGGCCGGAAGTATGGAAGCAGCTCGATGAGGTTTTGCAAAATCCGTATGAGACAGAGGATGGTCGCAAGCTAAATATCGAGGTGTGCTGCATTGACTCTGGCGGTCATCACACACAAGAGGTGTATGGCTACAGCCGAGAGCGTGCCTCGATGGGCGTCATTGCAATTAAAGGCATGGGCCAAAAGGGCAAGCCACCGCTAGGCAAGCCAAGCAAGGTTGATATCAACTTCAAGGGCAGAGCAATGAAGAATGGCGCTCAATTATTCCCTGTTGGTGTTGACGGAGTGAAGAGTTTGCTGTTCGGCAGGCTGAAACACAACGATCCAGGCCCTGGATACCTGCATTTCTATCCAACTATTGGCCCTGACTACTTCCAAGAGCTAACTGCCGAACGCCAGGTGCTTCGCTACAGAAATGGTTTCCCCGAGCGAGTTTGGGTTAAGAAGAGCCAGAGTCCGAACGAGGCATTAGACGAAATGGTCTATGCATATGCTGCTTTGCACCGTCTTTATCAGAAATTTGACCGTCGCAGCATCTGGGACCAGTTTGAGCGGCGTAATGAGCCTAATAAGGCGCCTCAGCTAGGATCAAAGCAACAAAAACGGCCTAAACGCCGTAATTTCGTCTCTAGCTGGTAGAGCCTGTGAACATTCCAAGCGAGATTCGGGCCGGAACCACTGTCAAGTGGCGGGACGACCCTACCTCTGATGTTTTTGGCAACGTAGTTGATAGTAGTGAGTGGGCTCTTAAGTACTACCTAAGGACCAACGCTGCTCCAGCGGGTCATACGGTTACGGGCTCTGTTTACTTGTCTGGTTGGGAATTTACGATTTCTGCTACTGATTCTGGCGGTTTCGTCGCTGGAGATTGGTATTGGGAAGCTGTCGCAAGCAAGGGGAGCGAAAACTTCTCTGCTGGTTATGGCAAGTTGAAGGTAGAGGCCTCACTTAATTATTCTGGCCAGCCGGGTAAGTTTGATGGTCGCAGCACAGCTAAGAAAGACCTAGAGGCGGTTCAGCTTGCTATTAGGACACTTTTGAACGGTGGAGCTGTTCAGGAGTACAAGATTGGCAATCGCAACTTGAAGCGATATGACTTGGCTGATTTGTTGCAGCTGGAGGGTCGACTGAAGGCAGAAGTCAAGAGAGAAGAGCAAGCAGAACTGATAGCCAATGGCCTTGGCAATCCCCGCAACATGTTCGTGAGGTTTAACTGATCATGGGTATTCGGACTCGCCTCATGGGCTTCTTGGGTTTTGGCAATCCAAAGCCAATGCGTCGTGCCTACAACGGTGCGATCGTTTCTCGGCTTACGTCTGACTGGATGACCAGCCAGTCAAGCGCTGATGCTGAGATCAAAGGTAATTTGCGCCGCTTGCGTGATCGTTCCCGCGAGATGGTGCGGAACAATCCTTATGCAAGGCAGGCAAAGCGGACTACACAGATCAATGTTGTCGGCAGTGGCATTAAGTTGCAGTCTCAAGTGCTTCAACTGCGCGGAAACAAGCGAGACAACAGGATCAACCAAGCGATTGAGTCAAAGTGGCGAGAATGGTCGCAAGCTGATAGTTGTGACTGCGCTGGTAAGCATAACTTTCAAGAGTTTGAGTGGCTTGCTGCTGGCGCAATGTGCGAGTCGGGCGAGGCGATTTTTAGGATCGTAAGGCGCACGTTTGGTGATTCAAAAATTCCAATCGCGTTGCAGATGCTGGAAAGCGATTTACTGGATGAGGATTACAGCGGTCCCAAGCTGAATGCAGCAAATGAGTGGAGGAATGGCGTCGAAGTTAATGAGTGGGGGCGTCCTGTTCGCTACGCAATTCTCACCAGGCATCCTGGCGATAACTTTGTTGGCGGGCATCCATCAGCAAGCGTAAAACACCTGTTCTTGCCTGCAGAAGACATCATTCATCTGTTCATGCCCGAACGTCCCGGCCAGAACAGAGGAGTTCCTTGGTTCCATAGTGTGATGGCTGATGTTCATCAGCTTCAGGGCTATGAAGAAGCTGCTGTGATTCGTGCTCGTGCTGGCGCGAGCATCATGGGGTTTATCACTAATAACGAGGGAGAATTGATTGGTGATGACGTAGAGAACAGTCAGCGGATTAGCGAATTTGAGCCAGGCACGTTTAAATACTTGTCTCCGGGCGAAACGGTGAGTGTTCCTGATATCGATTCGCCAGATCAGCAGTTTGAGATGTTCGTTAAAAACAAGGTTCGGCGGTTTGCGTCAGGCTTTGGATGCTCATACGAGACCCTGTCCCGTGACTTCAGCGATACCAACTACAGCAGTAGCAGGCTGAGCCTTCTCGAGGATCGGGAGCATTGGAGAGTTGTTCAGAAGTATCTGATTGACAGTCTTCATAGGCGGATCTTCAAGGAATGGTTGAATCTTGCTGTTTTGTCTGGCGAGCTTGCGTTTGCTGATTATGAGCTTCGTCCCGAGAGGTACAACAAAGCAAAATGGATGCCAAGAGGCTGGAGCTGGGTTGATCCGCTGAAAGAGGTCAAAGCCTTCCGCGAAGCGGAACAAGCTGGATACCTCAGTAAGGCTGATGTCATCTCGTCTTACTCCGGCGGCGACTATGACGAAACCATCAGCGCTCTGGCAAGAGAGCAGCAGTTTGCTGCTGACGCAGGCGTTCAATTGGATAAGGATTTGGATTTAACTGACGAAGGCACACAGCTTGAGTTGCTTGAATCACCACAGGCTCAGCCCACTCGCAAACGGAGCAATGGCAAACGTAAACGGAGTTGAGATTGACCTTATGCCCAATGAGGGCATGAGGGCTGAAGCTCAGCGTTATCGCGACTGGAAGTCTGAAGGCGAAGGCGGCGGCACTGATGTTGCGCGCACCAGAGCAACTCAGATTTTGAGCGGCAGAGAACTAAGCCCGGACACGGTAGTGACCATGTCTGCTTGGTTCGCCAGACACCTTGTCGATAAACAGGGCAAAGGATTTAGCCCAGGGGAAGACGGCTACCCCAGCAACGGACGAGTTGCATGGGCCGCATGGGGTGGTGATGCAGGCAAATCTTGGTCTGATGCACGCTCAAAACGCATCAAGGCTGCTCAAGATCGATCTGAAAGCATCGAAATGGCAAGGCCTTATCCCAACGAACATGCGGCAAGGATTGCAAATCCAAGCAGATTTGATCGATTTAGGCGTTCTAACGACCGTGGAGGCGCTGGAGTCGACTTTATTTTTGGCGTGATCGATGAGGATGATCGTAGTGAGTTGCAGTCGATAAGATTCAAGGTGAGTCGTTATACGGCCAGTGAAGCTAGACAATGGCTTCGCGATAATGAATACGAACCTCTTGAGTTCGAGCCCGCCACCAACGAAAAGGCTATGGAACCTGAAACTCAACGAGCAGCCCCAGACGCTCTAAAAGTGGGAGATTACGTCTCCTGGAATAGCAGCGGTGGGCGTGCTCGTGGATTGATTGAGCGTGTGGAACGCGATGGCAGCATCGATGTTCCCGACTCAAGCTTCACTATCACCGGAACAGCTGATGACCCAGCTGCTCTGATTTGCGTGTATCGCGACGGCGAAAAGACTGACACTCGTGTCGGCCACAAATTCAGCACGTTGACGAAGATTGCCCCAATCAGGCAGGCAGAGGTTGAAGAGGCTTCCAGTCGCGCAAAGCTTGGCGAGCCACTCAGCCGCACTGAAGCTTCTGTTATCAGGAGCCTTCCTGGCGAGGATCGCAGCTTTGAGTTCCCGTTCAGCTCTGAGTACCCCGTCAAAAGATACTTTGGTGACGAAGTATTGAGCCATGAGGCCGGTGCGCCGGACTTTATGCGCTTGAACGATGGTGCGCCGTTCTTGTTTAACCACGATCCAAACAAAGTTTTGGGCGTAGTTGAGCGCGCGTATCTGGACGAGGAAGAAAAGCGTGCTTACGCAAAAATCCGCTTCTCACGCTCTGATTTCGCCAAGCAGTACTTAGATGACGTTAAAGACGGCATCTTGCGCGGTATTTCGTTCGGCTATCAAATCGACGATGCTGAGGAGAAGGAAGAAGGTCTGCTTGCAACGCGTTGGTCTGTGCATGAATTGAGCCTTGTTTCGATTCCAGCTGACCCCACAATTGGAATCGGACGATCACTTCTTTCGCCAGATCCT